CCGTTGGGGTCCAGTAAACGAAATTGGCCTAGTAAGTTCTGAAAAAGAACTTGCTGGTAAATTTGGTGCACCGGATGCCGCACACACACAATCTTTCTTGACTGCTGCTTCATTCTTGAAGTATGGCAGCGCACTAAAGGTCGTTCGAGCCGGAGATGAAGATTCTGGTCTGCTTAACGCTGTTGCCGGAGAATACCTCGTATTTGATGGAAGTATTGACACCGTAGCAATCAATTCTATTCCAGCTGAATTTTCTGATAATATCACTGCCGACACTGGACTTTATGTCGTTGAAGAAGGTGGTGATGGAGCTGAAGCAACAGTTTCACCACGATTTGATGTTAATACAATAACTGTTACTGATGCTAATAGTCCTGCGTTAACATCGTCTGCTACGGGTGCTTCTCCAGCGGGCGATTTCGTTGATGGCGAAATTCTTACAGTTTACACAACAAGCGGTGATAGTACTACACCGGCATTTACCGTTGCTGTAACAGATGATGCTGGTTCTCCAACCTTTGCATTAGCTGGTGGTGTATTAAACACTGATCTATTTGATACATTTCCTACTTCAACAAGTGGTCTTGCTGTATATCGCGAAAATGGAACCACAGTAGTTGATGGTTTGACTGTCGATGCTACATATAAGATTGTTGCTGTTCAAGTTGAAGCTGAAGGCCAAGATTATACTGCAGCTAATACAACAATTGGTATCGCTGCTGATAAAAATGCATCGCCATTAGATATTGTAGAGATTGAAGGAAGTAACTTTACTTTTACACAAATTGACGATGATCAAGCAACTCCTACATTTATTGCAAATGAAGAAGAATTCGAATATGTATATCCAGCAACTACTAAGGAGGCTCTTCCTGGTATACTTTTTGCAAAATATGCAGGCGAGCTTGGTAATTCTCTTGAAGCATACGTTATTGATGCATTCTCATGGAGTTTAACCCCAGAGGGTATTCAGGACCAGTTTGATGGAGCTCCTGAAGACGATGAAGTACACGTATATGTATATGACAGACACGGAGCAATTACTGGAGTAGAATATGCTGAACTTGAAAAATGGTCTTATCTATCAAGTACTGCTGGAGCAAAAAGAGAAGATGGTTCAAATAAAAACTATCAAGATGTTGTTAACGCAGATTCAAATTATGTATATATTGCCCGCCAACCTGTTGGTATTAGTGTTGGAAACTCTTCTGCATATGTATTCTCTGGCGGAGCTGATGTGGCTGAACAAGCTGGTGACAAGTTTGTCGGCGATATTACTACTGGTTTGGATATTCTAGCCGATACAGAAACAGTTGATGTTAATCTTCTCTTTGCACAAAACGAAGTAAGCGGAAACGCGGTTTCTAATTACTTGATGACAATTGCTTCATCTCGTAAGGATGCAGTAGCATTTGTTTCACCCCCGATTTCTGCTTCTACTAGTAATACTCCTTTGAATGATGTTAAAAATTCAATCGCTGGATTGCCAAGAGGTATTGAAGGTTCATACGGAGTATTTGATTCAACTGCGCTATACGTATACAATAAGTATGCTGATAATTATGTTTGGATCCCTGCCTGTGGTCATATGGCTGGTCTTTGTGCTAAGACAGATGATCTTGCAGAACCTTGGTTCTCACCTGCTGGTTACAATCGTGGAGGTCTATTAGGTGTTACTAAACTTGCGTTTAATCCTAAACAAGCTGAAAGAGACGAACTCTATAAAGCTGGTATTAATCCAATCGTATCGTTCCCTGGACAAGGTATCTTGCTCTTCGGTGATAAGACTGCACAAGCAAAGCCAAGCGCTTTTGATCGTATCAACGTTCGTAGATTGTTCATCGTTCTTGAAAAGGCGATTGCAACAGCTGCTAAGTACCAACTGTTCGAGTTGAATGATGAATTTACTCGCGCGATGTTCAGAAATATGACAATACCTTTCCTTCGTGGAGTTAAAGGTCGTCGTGGTATTACTGACTTCTTGGTTGTTTGTGATGAAACCAATAATACCGGTGATGTGATTGACACTAACCGTTTTGTTGCTGACATCTATATCAAACCAGCTCGTTCGATTAACTTCATGACTCTTAACTTCATTGCTACCCGCACAGGAGTTAATTTCAGTGAAATCGTTGGCAAATAATTAAAAATAAAGAAAGGAAATAAAAAATTATGTCGAATATAGACAATTTTAAATCAGATGCACTTATTGCCGGAGGAGCTAGAGCTAATCTTTTTCAGGTTACTATTCCTCAGGCAACATTGCTAGGACAAGAAGAAGGCCGGATATTGGAATTCACTTGTAAGGCAGCTCAGCTTCCTGCGAGTGTTGTAGCTCAGATTGATGTACCATATCGTGGTCGTCAATTGAAAGTTGCTGGTGACCGTACATTCGAAAACTGGACAATTACCGTATATAACGAAAATGCTCAGAAAGTAAGAAGTGCGTTTGAGAAATGGATGAATTCCATTAATCAACACGCCAATAATGTAGGTACACTGGATCCTCAAGATTACCAAACTGATATTTTGGTTAATCAACTTGATAGACAAGGCAGTACAACAAAGTCTTACATCATTAACGACGCGTTCCCAGTGAACGTATCTGCTATTGATCTTAGCTATGACGCTAATGATGCAATTGAAGAATTCACTGTTGAGTTTGCTTACCAGTATTGGACTTCCAATACCACAAGCTAACTTATAAGAATAAATGAACTATCCCGCTAAGGCATAAAAACCTTAGCGGGATTTTTATTATAAATAAGCTATATGGAATTATTTGGATATCAGATTACTAAAAAGGTAGGTTCAAAAGAACTTAAAAAAGAAAAGGAAGTAGTATCTTTTGCACCAAAACCTGAAGATGATGGAGTATCATCGACAGTAGCAGCTGGTGGATACTATGGTCAGTATGTTGATTTAGATGGTACAGCATCATCTAATGATAGAGATCTAATAATTAAATATAGAGAAGCAGCACAACAGCCAGAATGTGATTCGGCTATTAGTGATATCGTAGATGCTGCTATTGCTTCAGCTAATAATGGTGCTCCGGCAGAGCTTATTCTTAATGACTTAGATCAACCAGATAGTATTAAGAAGAAAATTGCTGAAGAATTTGACAATGTATTATCACTTTATAAATTTAATAAGACAGGAGAAAACCTGTTTCGCAAATGGTACATAGATGGACGTGTATATTTCCATGTTATCATTGATGAAAAAAATCCAAAAAGAGGTATTCTAGAATTGCGGCCGATCGAATCTCTCTTTATGAAGAAAATAAAAGAGGTTAAAAAGGTAACAGACACAAAAACAGATGTAGCTATACAAAAGGTGGTTAATGAGTATTATGTGTATTCAGAAGACTACAGCGGATCTGGTGCTGGTGTTGTAGGTAGTGGTAGTCAAGGTTCTGTATCTGGAGTAAAGATTTCGAAAGAAGCTATTATTAATGTGACATCAGGTCTTTTAGATGCTACTCAAAAGAGAGTTGTATCGTATTTGCATAAAGCTTTAAAACCAGTTAATCAGCTTCGAATGATGGAAGATTCGCTGGTAATGTATCGTTATTCACGTGCTCCAGAAAGACGAATCTTTTATATCGATGTTGGTAATTTACCAAAAGGTAAAGCTGAAGAATATGTTCAAGGTATTATGAATAAGTATCGTAATAAACTTGTTTATGATGCTCAAACTGGTGATATTAAAGATGATCGTAGACATATGTCTATGTTAGAAGATTTTTGGCTTCCACGTAGAGAAGGAGGAAGAGGTACAGAAATTACTACACTTCCAGGTGGAGAAAACTTAGGACAAATTGACGATATCCTATTTTTCCAAAAGAAGCTATATAAAACTCTCAATGTTCCAATCACTCGACTTGATTCAGAAGATTCATTTAATCTAGGTAGAGCTTCTGAAATTTCAAGAGATGAGGTAAAATTTCAAAAGTTTATAGACCGTATTCGTAAGAAATTTTCTAATATTTTGATTGAAGCTCTTCGTATACAACTTATTCTAAAAGGCATTATTAGTCAATCTGAATGGGAAGAAATTGTAGAAGATATTTCAATTGACTTTTTAGAAGATAACTACTTTGCTGAGCTAAAAGAAAATGAAATATTAAAAGAACGAATTGATATGCTTGATTCGTTAAGCGATCACATTGGTAAGTTCTATTCTACTAAGTGGATTCGTAATAATATATTGCGCCAAACTGATGAAGATATAGATAGAATTAATAAAGAGATATCTTCGGAAGGTGATGATAGAGAAGATGGTGACATTGATATTGAATCAATCGAAAAAATAACACAACTGGATAATATAGAAGAAGAAGATAATGCGGTTCGTAAAGCTGAACTACACGAAGCGCAATTGAAAAGAACTTCCTCCAGTTCATGTGAACAATTTAACAGCTAGCAGTTCACTATATAGAACATTTTCTACCTGTGAATCTTTAATATCAGTAAAATTTGTAGGGATGAATGCTGGACCAAGTGATGGAGAATATTATCAATGCTTTTATAATTGCTCTTCCTTGCAATACATCGAAGGTATAGATTTCTCTTATGCTAATGATTCTGGAGATTACAGTAATACATTCGGCGTTGTTAGAAACCTAAATTATATTAAATTTCCTGGCGGAGCAACAGATGAAACTGGATTTAAATACAGTGTGTCATTACAATATTGCCCCTTAAATAGAGATGCTATACTTGAAATTTTTAATCACTTAGTCACAATTAGCCATTCAGCAACACTAAATTTGAGAAATAACTCTTTTACAGCCGATTTAACGGCCGCCGATAAACTCATCGCAACCAATAAAGGGTGGTCACTAAACTTATAATATGGAAGAAGAAAACGGATTTTATAAATTGGAAATAGGAGCAAAAAGACCAGTCATCCTCTTTGCTACTCACTTAGAAAATAAAGATTATGTTTTAGATATTAGCCTAAAGGATACATATACTTATCCGATAGATGATTGGAGATATTTCGATACGTATGATGAAGCATGTGAATTCTATAATATAGACAAAGAAGAGTATAGAGAAGACTTATTCCCCACTAAAGATTTGATATAAATAAATTACATTCTCAAAACTAAGAAAATTATAAATAGAACTATGAAAGCACAAGATATATTTAATGGCATTGTTAAAAACGATGAAGAAGGTTCTCAAAGAGCATTCGAAAAAACAGTTAAAGATAAACTAAACGTCGCACTTGAAGTACGTAAAGTAGGACTTACATCAGAAATTTTTAACAAAGCAAAAGAAAAATGAAACTAATAACAGAACATTTAGAAGCGGTAAAATACATTACCGAGGCAAACGAGAAAGGTGAAAAGAATGTTTTCATCGAAGGCGTTTTTATGCAAGCGGAACAAGAAAACCGCAACAAAAGAATTTATCCTAAGAGCGTACTAAGCGAAGCAACTGCCAAGTACGTTAAGGAGCAGGTTAAAACTGGACGAGCCGTCGGTGAATTAAATCACCCAGAAGGGCCACAGATTAACCTTGATAAAGTTTCACATCGAATTACATCTCTTAAATTTGAGGGTAATGATGTTGTTGGAAAAGCACTAATACTTGACACACCAATGGGTAAAATCGTGAAAGGTCTCGTTGAAGGTGGCGTTAAGCTTGGTGTTTCAAGTCGTGGTATGGGTACTGTTGAGAGAAGAGAAAACAAATCATATGTTAAGGATGACTTTATTCTTAATACAATTGACATTGTTCAAGATCCCTCTGCACCATCAGCCTTCGTTGAAGGTATTATGGAAGGTGTAGAATGGGTTTGGGATAATGGTCTTCTAAAACCTCAACAAATTGAAAAATATGAGACAGAGATCAGAAAAGCAACTTCAAGTCGTCTCTCTGAGGCACAAGAAAACGTTTGGCAAGATTTCCTCTCCAATCTCTAATCTAAAAAGAAAGTAAATATATGTCAGAAGATATTATCGAAGACATCACTGAAGAAGCTTTGCTTGAAGATCAGGAGCTTGTGCAGGATACTGCCGAAGAAGTTACTGAAGATCAAAGCTATTCTGATGCAATTAAGAGTGTTCTTCTAGGAGAATCTAAATCATCTAAAAAAGAATCTGAAGACGAAGAGTCAGATGAGGAAGAAGAAGATGAAGAAGATGAAATGGAAGAAGGCTATCTGAAAGCTTCAAAATCTAAAAAAGAATCTGAAGACGAAGAGTCAGATGAGGAAGAAGAAGAAGATGAAGAAGATGAAATGGAAGAAGAAGCTAAGCCACCTACTGCAACTGGTGATGCTGAAACTGCTGTTATCGTTAAAGATGCAGAAGCAGAAGCAGAGAAAACAGCAAAAGATATTGCAAAATCATCTAAAGCTGCTCCACAACCAAAAGCAGCAGGTGATGTTAAATCAGTTAAACCAACTCATGAGACAGATTCAATTAAATCTGTTGATGCAGCATCTAAAACTAAAGCAAGTCCAAAAACAGAGGATCTCGATCTTCTTATTTCTGCTGAAGCAAATCTAACTGAAGACTTCAAAGCAAAGGCATCTACGTTATTCGAAGCTGCTGTATCTCAAAAGATCGTTGCTGAGAAAGCTCGTTTAGAAGAAAAATACGAACAAAATCTAGTTGAAGAAGTTACTGAAATTAGAGAAAGCCTTGTCACTAAGATTGACGACTATCTCAATTACGTAGTCGAATCATGGGTTGAGGAAAATCAAATTCAAGTAGATTCTAAACTTCGTACTGAAATCGCTGAAGACTTTATGGGTTCTCTTAAGAATCTATTTGTTGAAAGCTATATTGAAGTACCTGAAGCAAAAACTGATTTGTTCGATAAGCTCGAAAATGAAGCTGCAACTATGCAAGAAAGTCTTGAATTGGCGGAAGCTGAAGCACTTGAACTTTCTGAAAAGGTTGAAGTACTTTCTCGCGAAAAGGTTCTTAAAGAGCAGACTGCAGATCTTGCTTCTACACAAGTAGAAAAGATGAAGGCACTTACTGAAGAAGTTGAATTTGTATCCGAAGAAGCATTTGCTGAAAAGGTTGCAACAATTAAAGCTTCTGTATTCTCCGCAAAATCATCTGAAATCGCTGAAGAATCAGATTCAGAAATCGAAACTATCGTAGAAGGCGAAAGTGATATTAATGAACATATCTCTAAAGATATGAAGAAATATCTTTCAGCTCTTACACGAATCAAAGAAAATAATCCCAACGGTAAATAATTTACCACACTTAACAACAATATAAAAGAAAGAAATTAATATGTTTAATTCAGAAACAGACATGAAAAAGTGGGCGCCTGTGCTTGAGCACACTGATGCACCTGCTATCCAAGATAACTACCGCAAGGCTGTAACAGCTAAGCTTCTCGAAAATACCGAGATCGCTCTTAAGCAAGAAGCTTCTGCATACGGTTCTCTTAACGAGAATAGCCAAACAACTGGTGCTGTAAGCAACTTTGATCCAGTTCTTATCTCGCTTGTACGTCGTGCAATGCCTAACCTTATCGCTTATGATATCGCAGGTGTTCAGCCAATGAGCGGTCCTACTGGTCTTATCTTCGCAATGAAGAGCCGTTACAATGATGTATCTGCTTCTCCTGATAACGGTAAAATTACCACAGCTGACACAGAAGCTCTTGGTCTTGATGAGCCTAATACAGCGTTCTCTGGAACAGCTTCAGGTTCTCTTGCTGGTGTTGACGGTATTGGTCTTGAACAAACCGCTGGTGAAGCTCTTACCGGTTCAGGTTTTGGTGATATGGGTTTCACAATTGAGAAAGCTTCTGTTGAAGCTAAAACTCGTGCCCTTAAAGCTGAATACACAATGGAGCTTGCTCAAGATCTTAAAGCTATCCACAACTTGGATGCTGAATCAGAACTTGCAAACATCCTTTCAACTGAAATCCTTGCTGAAATCAATCGCGAAGTTATCCAAACTATCAACGCAGTTGCTAAGCCTGGTTTCCAAAATGATGCTGGATCACCAGTTGCTCCTATTTTCGACCTTGCATCTGATGCCGACGGTCGTTGGGCAGTTGAAAAGTTCAAGAGCCTTATGTTCCAAATCGAGATCGAAGCAAATCAAATTGCTAAGGACACTCGTCGCGGTAAAGGTAACTTCATCGTATGTTCAAGTAACGTAGCTTCTGCACTCGCAGCTGCTGGTGCTCTTGATTACGCACCAGCTCTTGCATCTAACCTTAATGTTGATGACACTGGTAACACTTTCGCAGGTGTTCTTAACGGTCGCACTAAGGTTTACATCGACCCATATGCAGTTACTGATTATGTAACAGTTGGCTATCGTGGAACTAATCCATACGATGCTGGTATGTTCTATTGCCCATATGTACCACTCACTATGGTACGTGCAGTTGACGAAGCAACCTTCCAGCCGAAGATTGCTTTCAAGACTCGTTATGGTATGCAACAGAATCCATTCGTTGGAACTGCAACAGGTGTTGGTGTCGTTAACGAAAATCCTTACTTCCGTAACTTCAGCGTTGCTAATATCAACGTTGCTGGCTAATTAAGTAAGTCATAACACTTCATTTAAGTGGAGGTCTTTCGAGACCTCCACTTTTTTTGTATAAATATAAGTATGACACAACTAACAGATAACTTTAATATGCTATCTCCTACGGGTTTTAGAGTAACAATCGAATCTCCCAAATTTTCGAATCTCGAATATTTTATTAGTACGTGCAGTCTTCCAACAGTATCATTAGGAGAGACTGAGGCCGGGTTTAAAAACTATCAAGGATTTGTAGCAGGCGATAAAGTAACATATGACGCGATTGATTTAACTTTTATGGTTGATGAAGATATGAAAAATTACATAGAAGTATTTAATTGGATTCAATCTAATGCAAATGAGAATATTTCTGCTAAACACGATATTATTTTATCAATACTATCAAGCCATAATAATGTAAATAAGCAAATTAGATTTGTAAATGCATTACCAGTTTCTTTAGGAGGAGTAGATTTTACTACACAAACAACCAGTATTGAATACTTACAAAGCACTGTATCATTTAGATATGATTACTTTGAAATAATTAAATAAAATTACAGTATAAATACCTTTATAATATGATGACACTTGATAATATAATGAAAATGTGGGCTGAAGACGTTAAAATTGACGATCTCAACCTTGATGAAGAAACAGTAAAGTCTGCTAAATTGCATTCTAAATATCTCGAGCTTTTCTCTTTAGCTAAACTTCAGCTAAAAAAGAATGAGATGGAACTCGATAAAACTCGAAAAGATAAGTGGCTTTACTATAATGGTAAGATGACAAAAGAGCAAATGGATGAAAAATCATGGAAATATGACCCATTTGATGGCATGTCTAAGCCTCTCAAATCAGATATGGATATGTATTATAAAACTGATGAAGACATCATTCGTATAAATGGTAAAATTGAATACCAAAAAGCAATTGTAGAAACTCTCGAAGAGATTATGAATAATCTTCGATGGAGACATGGTCATATTAAGAATATTTTAGATTTTAAAAAATTCACTGCAGGTGTTTAATGATACGAGTAAGAAAAAAGGATGAAGCTCATATAGTTCTAGAATCAGATGATTCGGGTATACTAAGAGAGCTAAGTGAATATTTTACATTCTTTGTAGAAGGCTATCGTTTTATGCCCAGTTTCAAGTCGAAAATGTGGGATGGAAAAGTGCGGTTGTTTGATATGAGATCGCATCAACTTCCGTTTGGACTATTGGGTAGAGTAGCAGAATTCGCAAAATCTAGAAACTACGAGCTTATTGTTGATTCTGATATAA